AATCCCTACCAGGATGATTATTAGTATCAACAAAAGTTATAAAATGAGTTCCAATACCAGCATCTGCAGCATTAATACTACCTATACCAATTTTATTTGCTTTCCCAAATGCTAAATCAGTTGGATTTACCCATGATACACCACTTGCTTGATTTGTTTCTAAAATATATCCAGAACTGGCACCAAAACTATTATCTTTATCATAAAATGCACCCTTTACCATCAATTGATCAGTACTAGTAATTCCCGTTACTGTAACTCCCATACCAGAAGTTTCTAATTTTTTACCAACACTTTCTCCAGTAGCAGGAGTACCATTCCAATAAAGTTCTACATTACCATCAGCATGGAATTCAGCAAGACTATTTCTATTCTCATCTTCAATCTCAACTGTGTTTCCACTAATTATAGAGAGTGATTTTTCCCCAGAGCTAATAATGCTATGTCCACCACTAGGTTGTCCAGTAGTAACAGCATCATAATATATCTGCAAATCATCATCATTACCAAATACTGCTTTAACATCATCCTTAAACTCTAGTGCAGAGTTAGATGGACTCCAACCAATAGATGTTATTCCAGTAACACCACTATTGAAGTATACTTCACCATTGAATGATGTTATACCAGTAACACTTAATGTATCAGATGGGATCGTAGTTCCAATACCAACTCTTCCACCATTTTGAGGGTCATAAACAAATAATCCAGTTGAATAAAGTTTTTCATAACCCCTACCATCATGAGGATGATTAACATCAACAAAAGTTACAAAATGAGTCTTAATCCCAGCGTCTGTTAGTGCTGGACCACTATAAATACTACCTACACCAATCTTATTTGCTTTCTCTACAGTTAATCCTTGAGGGTTTGCCCAATTTATTTTATTATTTCTAGACTCTAAAATCCATCCATCAACTGCTACCCCATCTACAATTCCACCCAAATCACCATCTTTATCTTTAATCCCTGCATTGAATGATACATTACCCTCAAAACTGGATATACCTACAAATGTAGTAAAACCAGTTACATGTACACCTGCATTAAAAGTTGTAAATCCTACAAAACTAGATACACCAGATGTTACATTTATTCCATTCTCATGTCTTGTTAATCCTACAAATGTAGATAAACCACTTACAAATAAATCAGTTGCAGATGCAATACCAAGAGTAGAAATACCAGAACTAAATTGTTTTGCAAATAGTGTACTCTTAGATGTTGTAATTCCTATAAACGTAGAAATACCAGCAACAACTATATTTCTACCAATACCAACATCAGTATGAAAAGTAGAAACCCCTACAAAAGTAGATACACCAGCAACAAATATATCATCTTTAAAAGTTGTAAACCCTACAAAAGTAGATATACCAGATGTTACAACTATTCCATCCTGATGTCTTGTTAGCCCCTCGAATGTTGATAATCCAGTAATTCTTAATTGCTCTGCAGTTATTACTATTGGACTCCATGAACCAGTATCAATATTATTAACATAAACATAATCCCACCTATTATCTTGACTACCCAGATTAAATAAACCAACAGAAGCAGGACTAGGTATTAAATGACTAGTTACTAATCCAGTTACAGAAAGAACATTAGTGGTTGTAACACCACTAACAGTTACACCCATTCCAGTAACTTCTAATCTAGTATTTCCACCTTGTTGTAATTTAAGACTTCCTGTTGCATTATCATTAATAATACTATCATTTCCATCATGTTTTATCTCTAAATCATCGTCAGCACCAAAATACAAAGATGTATTATCAGGAAATCTTGTGGTATCAAGAGTAGTAACACCAACAACTATCAATCCTTCAGAAGTAATCCTAACTCCTTTTCTTGCTGTAACAATTCCAATAGAATCTACATTAGTTACATCTTCATATGTTAATACACCATCAATATTAACATTTCCATCAAAATCAGTTGTACCTTTAAATTTAGAATCACCTAGAACATCTAATAATTTAGTCGGTTGAGTACTTCCTATACCAATACGTTCATTTGTATAATCATAAACAAGTTTTGCAGCACCACCAAGATTTCCATCATCATTATGGAATTGAACCTGTGTAGTCTTTCCAGCAGCAACAGCAGTTGCACCAGATTGATCCGCCCAAACTAATCCACCAGTAGCACTTCTTACAAGAACCTGATTTTCATCTCCAGAATCATGAGATTTATCAAATACATTTCCAGTAATGAATAAAGTACCATCAATATCAAGAGTTTCTTGTGGTTGAGTACTTGCTATACCAACTCTATTATTAGTATTATCATAAGACAATCCACTTGCTGCACCAAATTCCCCATTATTATTAAAAATAACTTCATGATCTTGTCCTATTGGAGCAGCAGTAATCGTAACTCCTGTTCCTGGATTTCCATCATCATCTAAAGTACCAACAGCAGTAAGAATATTACCTTTTATATTAATATCAGTAATACTACTAATACCTGAAGAATTTGGAAGAATATTTCCTTCTTCTCTAATAGTTATAGAACCTGGTTGAATACCTCCAGTAAGAGGTATCCAGAATCTTTCTCCTGGATGACTTTGAACAGAAACAATTTGATATTGTTGTCCAGTAGGAATATTATCAACTTCAGGTGGATCACCCAAATTTGGTTCTGCTTGATCTAGTCCAAGATATTGATACCTATCAGATGTTAATCCACTCTGGGGAGTTCTTTTTACTCTACCACTAAAATACTTAGGCATATTATTGTGCTGTTGAGTTTTCTAGGATACTACAAACCATTTCCATTTGTAGAGGACCAACTAGTCCACCAGCAGTTGATACTCCCACATTAACTGAAAATTCATTAGCCTTACCAACATTAACAGTGACTGTACCATTTCCTTGACTCACAGCAGTAATATCAATAGTTTTATTATATACTGGATCTGTAACTCTTGGATAATCATGTTCTGTTTGATTGGCATCTTTATCACATGTAAACTTAAGTGCACCTTGAGCAATTTTAACTTTATTGTTAGTAGTATAACTATGTGATGATGTACCTGTAAGGTCTATCAACAACTCACCAGTTAATCCATTATAAGTTGTACCAGAATCTGGAGTAAATGTGAGTGGATTACTAATACCATCAGCATCAGTAATTGTAATTGAATCAGGTTGTCCAGAAACAAAAGTATGAGCACCAGGAGTATTGACATATATCTCATCAGAAGCACTACCCCAATGAGCTGGGTCAGTTGTTCTAGGATATTTGTGCTCTGTTAGATAACTATCTTGTGAACATTTAAATACAAATCCTTCTGTTGCAAGACCAACCTTTACAGTTTGTCTTTTTATTGAACCAGTTATACATGATTGGAATACATGAGCATTAGATATACCAGCAACACCTACATTACAAGTAAAAGTAGTATCATTAACTCTAGTAACTGGAATAAATTTTCCATAAAAAGGATCTGTAATACTTCCTGAACTTGTTGCTAATCTTGGATATGATTTACTACCTCCTGAACCAAAATTACAAGAAAATGTAAGAGCATTTTCTTCAAATAAAACAACCATTCCAGTTTGCCATCCACCTGATGGTGTAGCAGTTGTTTTAATTGTTAAGACACCTGTACTAGGATTATAATCAGTAACATTAGGATCTGTTGCAGTATAAGTTTCTGGATCTGCAAAATCATGTTCTGCAGTAAATCTAACAATACCAGAAATAGGATCATAATCTGCTGCTGTTGGTTTTAAAGTACCACCTCCAATCTTTTGAACAGAACCCACCTCTGAACGAACAAATTGATGAAGTGCTGGCCTATAAGTATGAGGCAATCCTTTTACGATACCAGTATTAACAATAAATGTTTTAGATATTCCTACATTTCCATCCTCTGCAATAAGATTTGTAATTGTAAATGCTGATTGTGGTGCAGGGAAAATAGCACTAGTGATACCTGCAGTTGAAGGACAAGTAAATGCAATACCTGTCATGGTTATTTGATTACCTACACTAAATTCATGTGGATCTAATGTTGTTATTGTAGTAACCCCAGATGTATTATCATATTGAGCATCAGTAATTGTTGTAATACCACTCTGTATTCCACTAATAACAATTGAATCTGATACTATTGCTGTTCTTTCTAAAACTAATCTACCATCAACTAAAATTAATGCATCATTTGGTGGAACTTCACCATCTTTAATAAGTCTATTATTTCTTACATTACCTGCCGTTCTTGTTGCTACACTAGTTCTTCTATGCGTAAATGTAACACTAGGATATGATTGTCCTATACCAACATTAGATACCTGTGCAAACAAAACAATTGCAGATGTTCCTGTAGGTGCAGTATATATTGTCTGTTCTCCGGGAGCAATTGGAACTGCTATGGTTAAAAATTTATTTAGTGGTGCGACTGCCATATTTTATCTCAATGCTAGTATTAAAGGTGTAACTTCTGCTTGGATTGCTCTACTGAAATCTCGACCACGAATAGTAGATGTTGTTTGATCAATTTGAATTCCTTCACCAATGTCAAAATTACCTTTTTGGTCGGTAGAAGTGAATGGTATTTGTGCTCCATCTGTAGCAACAATTTCATTCGCTTTTATAGGTATTGCACCTTGTAAGGGTGTTGATCTATTTATGTCTGTTCCCGTACCTACATACTCAAATGAATGAGAACTTGTCAGTATACGACTAATTCTTTTTAATGAGAATTCATCTCCAGGAAATAACTCATAAGGAATAAATTCATTAAATGTAATTGTTGTTAATCCAGTTTTATTTCCACTTCCAACACCATTAACAACATCAGTTGCAGCATCAACAGTATAATATATTGGATTCATTACTGCTGTTGCAAGAGAAGTATCACCTTCAATAGAAACGACTATATTTTGTGTAGGGAGATAATTTCTTCCTTGTGCAATCACATCGATTTCAGTAAGATTTCCTTGAGCATCTACCGTAGCAGTTGCTTCAGCAATAATACCCTGTGGTCCTTTAGGATCTTGAATGCCATCAATATCTCTAATAATAACACTAGGAGGGTCTATCGCACTAAATCCACTTAAATCTACACCATCATTTAATTTAATAGACTCTAATTGTGTTAATGGTTCTTCTAAAATTCCATTTCCTTGAACATCTGGATAATTATCCAAATTAATTTTAAAGAATAATGCCTGACCATCAAAAGGTCTTCTTGGATTACCTATTTCATCAAGAACATTAGAACAAACAACAGTATCTTGTTCTCCAGCATTTGTACTACCAATAATATCTCCTGCAGGATTGGTATTACTTACAATACCTGTAAATTGTGTTGAACCTAATCCAACAGCAACTAATCCATAATTACCAAATGATGAGTTAGAGTTTGTTAAATCACACTGACCACCACTATCTGCATATATTGCTATGTCAGAATTAATAGTGAATATAGAAACTAATTGTGCATAAGCATTATTTGTAAGTGATACACCAATACCCGCTTCATTATATTGTGTGAATGAATCACAAACCATAGATTTAAGATCTTGCCCAAATGTTGCTGCAGTAGCATGAGATCCATCAATTTTCATACCAATACTTTCACACATAAAGTTGGTACAGTTTCTTACATAAGGACTCTTATATCTTTTATTACCAGGAACTTTAAATGGACCAAGAGAAATATATCCAGTATTTGCTATATCAGCAAGAGTATCTGGTGGGAATGCTACAGCACCAGCTCCCAAATGACTTGTGTGTATTGTTTGTCCAGCAAAGTTTAAATTTTCAATTAAACATCCATTTCTGACATGAAAAACATCTTTTGTTGGATTATTTGGTATAACTGTAACCAATCTTAAATCTTCACCAGTAATTGAAACATCAGTTCTAAGACCAACTGGATTATTTTCAAAATATACACCTGGTCTTACTTTAATCGTGTCAGTCTCTTCTGCAATAGCTGCTGCAGCACCAATAGTTTCTTTTGCATCACCCTCTAATAAACCACTATTATTATCATTACCACTCTTAGTAACCCAAATAGTCCTCTTAGTCTGAACACCAGATGGTCTCCATGATACACCAGCACCTACAGATGATAAACGCCAATCAGTTTTAGCAGCACCAACTCCAATATCATCATTTATATCTTCAATATGAGATTCTAAAGTTAAAGTTGAACCAATACCTACTGCATCTTTAAATGTACTAACACCAATAAATGTAGAAAATCCTGCAACAACAACATTCTCTTTTACATAAACATCATTTCCAAAGGTAGATACTCCTATAAATGTAGAAAGACCAGCAACAATTATACTTCCACCGATACCAACTTCATTAAGAAAAGTAGCAACTCCAACGGTTGTGGAACCTCCACCAACATTTATATTACTGAGAAATGTAGAAAATCCTACAAATGTTGATACACCAGCAACACCTATATCATTTCCAAAAGTTGCAAACCCAACAAATTCAGATGTTTGATTGACTTTTAAATTATCCTCAATATCTACATTATCACCAACATATACATTACCTTTAATACCAGCTCCACCTTCAACTTGTAATGCACCTTCATCTTTGGCATTTGATTGAGTATTATCTTCAACTCTAGTAACACCTGCAATATTTAAATTTTCACCAATACCAACACCACCAGTAACAACTAATGCACCTGTCGAACTATTAGTTGAAGTTTGATTTTTTTGAAATCTAACTAATTCCTTAACATATAGATTTTCCTGTATACCAACACCACCAACAACCTGTAAAGCACCACTTTCAGGACTCGTGGATGTTGTGTTCTTTTCTACCTTAGTATCATCACCAATATAAAGTTTTTCACCAATGGCAACACCACCGACGACTTGTAATGCTGCTGCAGCACCAGAAGAAATTGCACCAGTTGCAGACTCTACTTTAGTTTCCTTACCAACAAATAATTTACCAACAATACCAGTTCCACCATCTACCGTTAATGCACCACCATCATTAGAAGCTTGTGCCTCTGTAACATCATTAAAATTGACAACCTTTTCAACAGTTAATGTATCATCAAATTGTACATCTTTAGTGGCATGAAGATTTCCTGTTATATCTAAATCATAAGTTGGGGCATTCATTCCAATACCAACCTTAGTCATCCTATAAATGGATGCCTCATTACCAGTTCCAGTAAATCCCCAAAGATCCTTAGTAAATATCGTAGATAAACCAGCAGAACCGTATGCATTGGAATTACCAAGGAATGAAGCACCAGTTGCAGATCCAGATCCACCGAATGCTGTATCAAGTGTAATTTCTGAGTTTACAGTATCTACATTCGTAACCTTAACTGTACCAGTAAGTGTTACATTTTGATTGCCAGATATAAGAGTAATTAAATCATCTACATCAGGAAATGTACCACTAACAGTTGAAATTATACTAGAACCATCACTAATATCACCAGTGAATGCTTTAGTACCATTTCCTAGAGTAGGTATTAATGTATCAGTTCCTATACCTTGACTATTCTCTTGTACAAAATTTAAAGTTGAGAAAGATGCTGCAGCACCAACAACAGGAATATAATTACCTTCATCTTGAATATAAATTCCATCTGATCTTTCTGGTTCAACTGCAACCCATCTTATTCCAGTTTGATCTCTTCTTAACCACCAATTATTTGCACCTGGAGAACCAGCAGAATCGTAAATATTTCTAGAAATGGCAATACTTCCATCAACAGAAAGTCTTAATGGTCCATTTGCAGCATCATCAATTAAATTGATACCATCTTCTCGTTGTGCTGATGTTAATGGAGTAGACCATGGCATTGTAGTACCAATACCAACTCTTAATGTATCTGTACTTAAACCACTAACAATAGTAACATCAGAATTATTACCATTCAAATGGAATGTTGCTAATGGGTCTGTTATACCAAGACCAACAGATCCAAATCCAGTAATTGAAAGAGAAGTATTTCCTAATCCAAGTTGGAATTTTGCACTTGGTTGTGTAGTTCCAAGTCCAACATTACCACCAGAAGTAACATTAAGAGAATCAAATCTAGAATTAACCTGCAATCTTGCATCAGGTTGTGTAGTTCCTATACCTACCCTACATGGGTTAACAATAACAGTTAAACATTCATTACCAACCTGAAATAATCCATCAGGTTGTGTAGTTCCTATACCAACACTACCCGTATGATTTGGTGAACGATCATCATAATTAATAGCAGTAAATAAAGTTCCACCTATTCCAACATCTAATCTCTTTGTAAATGTATTTCCAGCACCTATAGCAAGAAAATTACCATTACTGTATAGACTATTATTTACAGTTAGATTATCAACCTCTAAATCAGTTTTGTTTATCTCTTCATTTGATATTAAATTTCCAGCAATTTCAACATCCTTTAGGAATATGACTTTCTCATTAAATTGAGCCTCATTTCCTGTTACGGTTCTATCGTTAGCCATTTATCTTCCCCCTCTAAATGCATTAACAACACGATCCCTTTGTTTAGAAATTCGACTCTTAATATTCTGTATCTGTTCTGCACGTTTAGCAGCAAGAGTCTTTTTAGATACATCTGTTACATCAGCAACATCACCAACACCAGGAACAACTGGTTTCTTTAAGAACTTATCATCTGCAGGTGGATTTCTAAGATAATCCGTACCAACTTGTGTGGGTGCATAAATTCTTTCTATCCAAGAACCTATACTATGAACCAAATTACCAACAAGAGCATGTGCATCTGCCTTTAATGCTCTCAGAAGTATTCTTTGTCCTGCTTTAATGGTAACATTTCTACCAGCACTGAGATTAATATCTTCATCTGCCTGTAATGTAATACTAGTACCCCTAATTTTTACCTGACCATTCTCCAATACTGTTATTGTAATATCACCACTCGCAGACTCTAATTTTATAGTTTGATCTGACTTTGAATTTTTTGATCCTGCAACAATCTCCATACTTTTTTCATTATGAAGTCTATATGTTCCAGATTCACTTAATGCTGAAAACTGCCTATCTTTATTCTCCGTAACACCATACATGATATATGCATTTGGGCCATCAGTTCCCTCTTGAGGATTGTTAACGTCAATCCTAAATTTGGATCCTCGACTATCAATATCCCTAGCTTCCCAATTTTGATTTGGTTTTTCTGCCATACTATGTTACACAATCTATGATTTGGAGAACTTCTCCTTGTGGAGAAAGTGGTAGTTTACCAATAACTGGTTTGATAAGTGCACCACTTCCAGTAGAAGAAGTCACAGTTATCTTAGGTAGATTAGTAATTTCAATACTATTTATTGGTATTGCAGATATGATTTTTCCATTATCAATATTAACATTATATTCAGTATTTCCATCACTTACTACCACATCTTCATACCCACTTCCACCATCAACAATAATTGCTTCAATTACACCCATCTGGACTTCATCTGAATTTATTGCATCAGAATTATCATTGACAACAGGATAATTTTCACCTTCAGTAATCATATTAATTGCAATAACTTGACCCCATCTTTCAGATGCTGGATCATAATCAACTACTGCTCTTGCAATTGCACCATATCCACTACCACAAGGATCTTGGAATGTAACTATAGGAGGTGCATCAAAATATCCCAAACCAGGATTATCTAATTCAACTCCAATAATACTTGCGGTTCTTGCACTATCTGCAGATTCTGGATCATCATCAACAAAATTACCAAGTATTGCTTTACCAGAAGCATCAAGACCACTACCACCAAAAATATTAACAGAAGGTGGAGCACAGAAAGATGGTTTAGCACAATCAGGATTTGAAAATGTTGGACTACCCTCTGGTTTATTAGAATTCTTAGTCACATTATTATATACCTGTGATATATCAAATTGCATACCAGGTCCCACACCAACTGTCCATTTCTTATTTCCACCTTGACCAACACAGTTAGAATCAGACTGATTACAATCTAAAAGATTACCTGCAGATTGAAACGCATTAGATGCACCACCAAGAATACTTTTAACACTCGTTCCTGCAGCTAAAATTTTACTTACTCCACCTAAAGGTGCTTTTAAGGCATCAGATATTTGATCATTTATCTTATTCAATAATGATCCTGCAAATTGTTCAGTAACACAATCTCCATTATTAACAACATTAGAAAGTGCATCTTCTAATAAACCCCTAACAACATTTCCTAATCCACCCACAATTTTTCCAGGAAGACAATCTAAATTATCTTGCAACTTTTTAACTGGACCAATCATCATTTTCTGTGCTGCAATTCCTGCTAATGTTGCTTTAGCATCTGCAATAGATGTTGATTTAGTTGCGGCAAGAACTGGACCATATGTTCCAGCATATGTTGTATCAAATAACCTTTCCAATCCACCTTGAAGATTAGGAACTAGATTTTCGTATAATGAATCCATTGATGCAGTAACAGGGGCATTTGATAATTTCTGTATCTTCTCAGTGGCTGAAGCAATACCCTGCATCAAATCTCCACCACCACCAACTTTGGCAAATAAATTATCCATTGTTCCAGCAACACTACCAACAAAATTATCCGCACAACCATCTGCTGGTATTTCTGTTAAACCAAATGTACTAGAAATAGCAATTTCTTTTAATTCACCTTCTTTCTTTTTAGAATTAAGTTTTTCAATTACTTTCTGGGAAGCAGTTCTTGGAGATTTTTGAGACTCCGTATTTGCCTCATTTGACTCACTTGCTGCTACAGTATTATCTGGTGGTGGAACACGAGTTGTATAACCAGTGAAAGGAACAAATGCTTCACTTGGTGCATCTTGTGGAACTTGGTTTGTTCTACCAAAAGACCCCATAATCATTGGGAGTTGTCCATTATCACCATCCAAGAAAAATCCAATAACAATATCACCTGGTTTAATTCTAGTACTCTGTGCATAGTTTGCAGCACCAGTTCCAGCAGTTGGTGGAATGACTACACCTGCCCATGGTAAATCATTGTCAGCAAGATCACCTTTACTATATGGATGATAACCTAAAATTCTAACTTTATATCTATTTCCCCATCCACCTTTTTCATTATTGGCCTGACCTTCCCATACCTCTACTGGTGGTATCTGTCCTATCCACCAACGGAAACCATCTCTACCTATAAAATTACTTTTTAATAGTGATTCGTCTATCATTTTTAACTACCGTAAAAACCAAATGTATCTCTAATTAACTTCATAGAAGTATATGAACCATCTGGATCAAAATGATGGCACAATTCTTTTATTATATATTTACCACTAGTATCAGGATCTAATTCTGCAGAATCTTTTCTTGATATTTTAGGAAATTCACATGTAATAATATTACCAGCTCTTAAATCAGTATTACAAGGAACAGTCATGCTTATTGTCTGAGTAAACAATACATTATATCTCATGATTGCCTGTGATTGATACTTACTAGGATCAGCATTTTCTTCCTGTGAAACTCCTTGATCCATTGTTCCAATATCAATTACACCAGAAAGAATTCTAGTTGGAAGATCATCCAATGTTCTTTCAGATTCATCTGATATCTTAGGAAGTTCTGATTTTACTTTCTTTTTTCCAAGATTTTTAATCTTATCATCTTGCAATCTAAATTTTCCTTGATCTGGTGTGGTAAATGTAAATGTATTTGGATTAAAGAACATTCTCTGACTTGAATATGTTCCTAATCTTAATTTTTTCAATAAATCCTGGTTCTTATCCACACTATACTTTAATATCCTATAATCATTATTCCTCTCTATGGAACTCTTAGTAACTTCAGTATAAACATAAGTTGCCGCAGAATCTTGTTGGATCATATCATCAATAGATCTAAATTGAAGTCCATCTTGAGTTTGATAAAATAAAAATCCTGCTGTTCCATCTCCTGATGATTCTGGAACTGCCTTGGATGCTAACCACGTTATTACACTAAACGGTTTTCTATTATTACCAATAAAACCATACTTATTACTACTAGTATTTACACTCTCATCGTCTAATTTAGATACTAATGTTTCTCCAACAATATTTCTAACAGATTCAGAAATTGGACCAGTATATTTCCTAAACACTCTTGTAGTCTCATTAGTTATTGCTTCTCTAGAAACTAAATTTAATAGAAAACTTTCTCTCTGTGTTTCTGATATAACATCAGTAATACTAGAAACATACATATATTTTTTAACATCCTTAGCAAAATCAATACCATCCTTCTCACTACCATCATAAGATTTTCCTTTATCAAGAATTTTAACAATAACTCTTTCACCACCTCTTAGTGGAAGACCATTATAAATTGATTGCTTTTCACCATCTGTTTTTTTAGAATCTGTTGCATCTTTTGGAGACATTGAATCTCCAGTATTAATTACCCTTACTCTTGCAGTAATAGTTGGTGAAAATATATCCTCATAATAATCAAATGCAACAGTACCCATTCTAAGATCGGCAGTTCTCTCCTGATCATTAGATTCTATTGTTATTTGTTCGTAGGTTGCTGGATTTGCTGCTGACATTATGTGTATGCTAAATCTAATAAAATTTGTTGGTCTATCATACTATTTAATGTTTCTCCCATCACATATAATATAGGAGAAGACGAACCACCAGGACTTGATGTATCTGGAGGTGGTGGAGCATCATCAACCACAATAATATCCTGACCTTTTCTTTCTGGAGTTATATTAGAAACAGGTGCAGAAGGTGTTGTACCCGATATCTTTGCAGGAGAAGGAGAAGAAGTTGATGAAGAAGATTGTGTAGTAGTTGATGTCTTCTTAGAAGTAGTGGTTGTAGGAGTAATTTTTGCATCAGTATCATCTTTCTTCTTAGGTTTCACCTCAACTTCTTTAGAATCCTTTTCACCCTTTATTGGTGTTGTTGGTGAAGTACCAGATTTAAGATCAGTATTAACTGCCTTGGGTTTCTTATCTTTAGTAGGAACCTTTGTTTCAGTAGGAGTTACTTCTTTCGTAACAAGTTTTCCAGCATCACCTTCAGCATCCCCAGTAACTTTTGTAATTTGCTTCGTAGCATCTGCAAGTGCAGCATCAAGATTTTCTTTTCCTTTAGATACTTCTCCACCAACCTTCTCTAAACTTCCCTTTAAACCTTTCACTTCTGTTGGTTCTTCAGGTTTTTGTGCTTTACCTTCTTCTAGTTTACCATCCTTTGCAGCTTTCTTAGGATCTTCATTCTTTTTCTTTTTAAGAATACCAAGACCTTCACCAATATTCTTTAAAATATTACCAAATGCATTTTTAAGACCATTAAACTTTTCCTTTATAGTATCACCAAGCTTACTAAGATCAAATGACGTGATTTTTTCCCATACACCACTGATAGCACCACCCAGTTTTCCAAATAACTCACCAACACTTTTAAAGAAATTGCCAATTTTATCACCAATATCTTGAAAGAACTTAATTATTTTTTTAATAAATTCAATTAATTTTGGTATTTTATCAACAATCCAACCAATTAGTATAGTAGAAAGAAAATCAATTATCTTTTGTAATGGACCACCAGGTTTGTTAGCAGATTTCTTGGCATCTGGTTTTTTCTTTGCGTCTTTAGATTGTTCTAAATTATTCTCCTCCTCTTCTCTTCTTTTCCTATCCGCCTCTATTTTACGTTGCTTCTCATCCATCATCAATTTTTTCTTATCAATACTTGATGACTTTTTATTATTTACTTTTACTATTTTATCAGTCTTAGCAGTACTTTTAACCAATTTACCACTGGCACCTCCACCACTTCTTACTATTGCACCACCACCTCTCATTGCACTTGATGAAACTAATGTTTTAGTACCAACTGCTTTTGTAGTTGCCAGTGCACCACCTTTAACTGCACCACCTTTAACTGCTCCTAATGCTACTTTTCCTAATGCTGCCCACATATTAGTTCACCAAATTATAATTAATTTTAGAATACAATGTATAGAAGTTACTGGGATTTGAAGATGCAATAGCAGGAACTTGTGTCGATTGTCCTTGGCCAACAGGCATAGTAGGACCACCACCTTGTTGAGTTGGTTTCTTAACAACCACATTAGGTTTTGGGTCTCCAACTGGACCTGGTGTTGTTGGTGGTTTTACTCCTGATATTTCAGCATCTTTACCTTCACTTGTTGATACTTTTGCAGATGATTTACCATCAACTTTTGCATCAGTTTTAGGTGCAGCAGGTGCTGCTCCTCCAGTAATCTTTGCTTCCCATTTATCTCTAATACCTTTCTTTTTTTCCTTCCATGTTACTCTTGCTTCTTCCCAATGTAGTTTTCTTGCAGTACGATTAATACGTGGTGGAGAAGTTTTTCTAATATTCTCCCAGAATTCATCATGTGTCTTGTTTATTTCATCGTTCATACCATCTCTGATACCATTAAGCCTATCCTTTTCTGCCTTAAAGTCCATATAAGCAGCTTTCTGTTCCTCTGTTCCGTGCTCCATTACATCAACATTCTTACCATCCACTTTAATTTTTCCACCAGATGATACACCCATTGCATCCATATTTTTCAATTTGTCATTATTCTTTTTATGTGCCTCTCTAAATTCTTTACCACCAGCCATGGCAGTTCTTATAGCATTAGCACCTAAAACAGCAGCTCCAATACCAGCAATAACTGCTAATGTTATTAATCCTACTGGAGATAATAAAAATCCAATTATAGCAGCACCAACAGTTGCAAGTGCAGATGCTACAGATGCTATTAAACCAGGTAGAGCAAAAAGCGCACCATTCATAGCCATCATTATACCACCAACAACAGCTACCGATCCAATTATAGTACCAACAAGTCCTGCAAATTTTAAATAATCACCTTCCATAAATGCCTGAATTGCCTTCAGACCTTTATCCATTAAAAATCCACCAAATATAATCATAAAGAAATCTTGTAATTTCTGAAGAATACCACCAGCAGCATCACCAATAGCTTTCACTGGTGCTAATAATGTATTCTTCATCTTTTCGGGCATTTTCTCTAATAGCCCTTCTTTTTTCTGTGCCTTCTCCTTTTCACCTGCTAATAGAAGAGTTCTTTTCTTCTTTTTCTCAGCATCGTCTTTATCTTTCTTTTGCTCCAATAAAGAATCTGATATTTTCTTTACAGTCTCTTGTAATGTTTCAACAGATTTTCTTATATTTGATATTTCCTTCCAAACATCTTTGCCTCCACCACCACTATCATCAGGTTTCTTTACTAATGCACCACCAGCATCAGGAAGAGCAGGTTGTGTAGGAGTTATTTTAGCAAGAGCAGACGATGTATTATTATTACCAAAAACTTTATCTCTACTTATCTTAGTTTTGTGAAATGCAGCCTTTCTAGCCTCATTACTCATATATTCCCCAGTACCAGGATCCACGCCAGTGATTGCTGGACTTAGTGTTGGTTTTAGAGAAATACTAGATGCCACTTTGTTGTTGTTGCTTTAAATTTTCTTCTTCAATATATTGTTCTAATAGAGCAACATATACATCCTTTTCCCACGGAATCATATTTTCTATCTCCGTTAATGAGTATTTATGGTGTTGCATCAAGGCAAAGTTAATTTTAAAGTATGACGCTAAATCAGTGTGCGCCATACCTATGCGAAAAAACTTGACAATCCCTCCAATACAACTTCACTTTCAATACCCGTTTCAGGATTTTTAATCTTTATTGTATGAGATAGTTTAGGCATGGTCTCAAAGAAAGTTTCAATCTGCTTAAACTGTTTAGAACTTAATTGCTCAAGAAAAGTAGTAAGTTCTTTTTTAGTGCAGTCAGAAGCATTCCATGATTCTTCTTCATTAAATACCTGCTCAATACAAGAAGTAATCATATCAAATGATTCTGTCACACCAATACCATTTTCCGTACTAAAATTATTTTGAATAAACTCAGATAATGATGGATATTTCATTCGCATCGTTAAATTTTCATCTACCTTAATATCTCTTGTATGTTTTTTATCTTTGACTACTTTAATAGCATCAAGGGGTATGGTAACAGGAACCTGTGTCTTATCGTCATCAGGACAAGTGATTATAACATCAACTTCTTCTCCGACTGATTTTCCACGAATATTTAAGAACAAATATTCAATATCAAATGTTGATAATTTCTCAACTTTAATACCTCTAGTCAAAATACAATTACTAATAACATTTTTAATAGCAGTTGTAATTTGCTTTTGGTCTTCAGATTCCATTGCAATAATGAGAATCTTCTCTTCTTTCACTAAGAAAGGTCTGTATTTAATTTTCCTGCCACTGGATGGTAGTACCATCTCATAGGTAGGAGTTGAAATTGTTGGTAAGGGCATAATGTTTATAGCACTTCAGTATTTTTATTTATAGGGGTTAATTGCCAAAAAATCTAGAGGCTCCTGCCCAAGAATTAGGAAGATTATTTTGAAGAACCCCTTTTCTTATATCGTTACTATTATTCTTACCAGCAACATATCTCTCATAATTAAATGTACAATTAACTCTTAGAGTATCTGAATTACCATATTGAACAGGAGTAGAAGATAAACTAATCGGAAACATTCCTATAAATGAATACTCTATTTCATTATCATAATCACGATCAAATTTAACAATTTTAATACTATCACTCTTATAACCACTATCACCTCTAGGATATCTCATTCTATAAAAATATGCAGGAGATGATTTATCTACCTTTGAACTACCAGCAATCTCAGATCCACTTGCAATATACTCTATCCAGTGCTCTAAGAACTTAATCATTTTATAATCTGCATCTACATAAAAATCTAAAACCAATTCTGTAAAGATTCTAGTATGAGCAAATTTTTCTTGGACACCAGTAAAGTTTCCAAATATGTCACTTGTTCCTAAAGTACTTCCAGGAATAGAGGCAGAATTACACAACAATCCAGCTCTTTCTGATATAAATCTTTTATCAACCCCTTTTGAGGCTAGGTGACTGAATAGACTTCCCGACAATCCATCAAAAAATACCTGATAATGGGATGTTTGTGCAACATGACCAATCGTGGATTTAAAATCACCTATTTTTCTAGGACGCACCATCTAAATACTTTATGTTTACTTATCTTATAATGTATTTAGATGTCTTATAAAGGAAAATATAAACCAAAGCATACCAGAAAGTATAAAGGTAACCCCACCAACATAATATATCGTTCTTTATGGGAACTTAAATTTATGAAATATTGTGATGGTAACAAGAATATCTTAGAATGGTGCAGTGAAGAAATAGTATTACCATATCGTTCTCCTATTGATAATAGAATACATAGATATTTTCCAGACTTCTATATTAAAGTCAAAGAAAATAATGGTACAGTTAAAAAAATGATTATTGAAATTAAACCAAAGAAACAATGTGTGGAACCAGTGCCACAGAAAAGAAAGACGAAAGGATATATCTTCGAAGTTTATGAATATGCAAAAAATCAAGCAAAATGGAAAGCAGCAAAGAATTATTGCCTCGATAGAGGATATGAATTTAAAGTTATCACAGAAGACGAATTAGGTATCAAGTAATGACTAGTAGTTACCCAACAGATGATAAAACCAATAGAATTAGAGGAGTGGCAGATGGTTTAATTGGAACCGAAGACCCAGATGACTTAATGTTAGATTTAATGGAAGCTTGTAATAATACAGTAACACCCGTTCCTAATGTTGGTAGTTTTTATTTCTTTGTATATAACCCAAAAACTCCAGATATTAGATATGACCAAAACCCTTTAGTAGCAGTAACTGAAATTTTTCAATGGGGTTTTAGAGGTATCAATTTTCATTGGAATGATTATAGGAATTATACATGGAATGAAGTTGCTGGACAACTATATGAAGTATACTCTGAAGAACTAAATGACCTTGATATGATACCTTTTAAAAAAATCCTTCTAAATAGTTAAAACGTATAGGTCGATAAAGATGTTAGGTGGAAAATTATTTGATACACCAGGAGAAGGTCCATATACTACTAAGAATTTAGATGGTCTCAGAGATGGGAGTAAAACATTAATTAAAGGTGCAGATGGTAAACCCAAATTTATAAAAAAAACTGGTGGAAGTAAAGCATCTGGTGGGTCAAAATTCAATTATAGATATCCAAATACACAATTAGAAGAAGATAGTGATTTTTTAGAAATTAAAGTAGTAGAATATAAACCACCTGGTATGGGAAGTGGAGGAGAACAATCATTCAAATTAAAAACAGGTACAGAAGCAGTACAAAAAAATATAGAGAACCCAATAGGATATATCTTTCTTCCTGTCCCAGAAAATATTCAGGATTCTAATGATGTAGAATGGGGTGCGGATAGTATTAATGGATTAGCAGCAAAAGGTTTTGGTATAGCAAAAAATGCTATTAGTGACGGAAACCCTGCTACAGCTATAGGTGGAATGATTGGTGGAACTGCAAAAGCAATAAGTTCCTTTGCTGGTGATGAAAGTGCTCAAGGGTTAACACAATCATTCTTTGCTTCCAAAGCAGTCAATATATTAGGTGGTAATACTAGTATGGAAGCAATGATGTCAAGGTCACAAGGACAAGTTTTAAATCCAAATATGGAACTTTTATTTACAGGAGTTACTTTAAGAGGATTTAGTTTTGATTTTGATTTGGCTCCTAGAGATAAAAAAGAAGGTGAAACAATTAAAAATATAATTAGAACATTTAAAATGAATATGAATGCTAGGAATTCATCTAGTGGTTCTGAAAATTCAAGTGGATTGTTTATTAAATCACCAAATGTTTTTCAATTGACATATAAAACTGGTAGTAGTAATCATAAATTCTTACATAAATTCAAACCGATGGCATTGAAAAATATGTCGGTTAATTATACTGGTGCAGGAACTTATGCAACATATGATGATACAACACCAATTCATATGAAACTATCATTATCATTCCAAGAACTTAATCCAATTTATGCAGAGGATTATGAAAAAGAACAAGGATTAGAAGGAGTAGGTTACTAATGGGTTATTTTAGGGAGATACCAAATCTTGAGTATCAATCACCATTTTCAAGTAGAATTTCAAGTTCCAGTTATGTAACTGCTAAGAATCTATTCAGAAGAATGAAGATTCGTGATGACTTACAAAGTATTTTTACGTTATTTAATAAGTATGAAATAGCACAAGGTGCACGACCAGATACTGTTGCAGAAGAACTTTATGGAAAAGCATCTCTTGATTGGGTTGTAATATTATCTGCTGGTATTATTAATCTAAGGAATGATTGGCCATTATCAGATAAAGACCTCTATAATTATGTTGTAGAAGTTTATGGTTTAGATAGAAATAATACACGTCATTATGAAACTAAAGAAATTAAAGATGTAAATGATAAATTGATTCTACCTGCTGGTCAGGTAGTAGATTCTGATTTTTCTATTACATACTATGATGAAAAATTAAAAACAACAGTAACACCTACTTTATCAAATACGGTAATAGGAGTCTCTAATTATGAATATGAAGTAAGAAAAAATGACAAAAAAAGATCAATATATACACTAAGAACGGAGTATTTACAACAATTCCTAACTGATATGAGGAATGAAATGGTTTATAGTGAATCCTCACAATACGTCAATGATAAATTAATTAGAACCGAGAATACTAGAATTACAATTCCACAATAAAAAAAGGGGTCGTGAGACCCCTTTTTAATGTTATTCTGCCAATTTAGCAAAGTATGATAATGGATCATCTTCATCTTGAACCGATGAAGTAGGAGTAGGTGCAGCAACAGCAGCACTAACTAATTCTTCTGCAGAACCACGATCATTGTCCTCATCAAAAGTCTCTGCATCTTGACGAGCAGGAGCTTTATTACCAAGAACATAACCAAGACGCTTCTTCAAGTCATCATAAGATTTGAACTGGTCAGCACCAACAAACTCTTGAAGAGAACTTTCTTTCTTCCAGAGTGCTTCAAGTGCATCATCATCACTATCCTCTAAAAGAGGACTCACAGCAGCAAACTCAGAAGAATCATAGTTCCTGTAACCAGCAACATTCTTTGCTTTCAACTTGAAGTTAGCACCTTGCCAGAAATCAAATGGATCAATTGCTTCCTCATCCTCAAACTCAGGCTGCATTGCTGCAGTTAGTTTGTCAAAGATTTTCTTCCCATACTTATATAAGAATACTTTACCTTCGTTCTCAGGATTAGCAGGATCCTTTACAACATAGATGTTACTAATGTAAGTTAACTTACGTTTTTGCTTACGAGCAGCATCTTTACCTGCATCTGTTCCATTGTTCCATAGAGTAGTATTAAACTCAGAAACTGGATCTTTCTGACCTAATGTAGTCAGAGAGTTTTCGATATACCAACCACCAGGACCTTGGAAGGCATGGGAGTATAGTTTTACGAATGGTAGATCTTCACCATCTGGTGCAGGTAGGAAACGTATGACAGCATAGCCATTACCTGACTTGTCACATTCTAATTTCCACAAACGGTCATCACCTGATGCACCGTTATTATTCATTTTTTCAACTTCTTTAACTAACTTTGCAGTTAAAGATCCTAATTTTGATTGCTTTTTAAGATTAGCAAACGACATAGATTACCTCGGATTTAATTGGATTAGTTGGATGTTTAGATTATAGCAACAAACTTGTTACATGTCAATAGACTTAAGTTTGTCGATAGTTTTGGCCATAGCATCAAATATTTGTGCCATATCAGTTCCTTGTGGGAAACCCATTAATTGAACTGATTTTTCCAAATTCTTTTTCATTTCTACAGCCGTTGGATCATCAGATAAACTCATTCGAGTATACATAATTTTTTGTTTTTCTAACAAAACTTCAAGAGCATCAATATGTTCTGCTCTCTCATCTGGATCCATACTCCCCAATTGCATTGCATTGGTGTAAACTTCTCTTTGAAGTTCATTAATCTCTTCAAGTTCTTCTTGAATGATTTCCGAATCGAAAAATTTACTCATTGATAATATCTCTCAGTATTTTTTTAAAGGGGAATGTATTAATATTTAGGAAAGGATTGTATTTTTTTATCTTTAAACTGACGGATTCCCACACTGGGTCAGTAAGTTTTTTATCAAATTTACTTACGAAAGAAAAGACTTTTTCCAGTATCGTAAGCGTTTCTAACGAAATCTCTCCACCCAGATATTTTTTTAGTATTGGGGGATGTCCCTTCGAGCAATCGAATACTTCGTTCAAGTTTTTCTCCAACAGCAATTCGTTGCTTTGTTCTTTGAATAAGTAAGTCAAACTCTGATTTCTTTTCATCCATTGTGAGTAATTCCTTTCTCCTGAGTTGATGATTTCTCCAATCCATAAGTTTTGTGGATTGTCGGTAGTTGCAAAATTTGATAAAAGAAAATCTATAATTTCTTGGTCCGAATACTTCCTAGAAGTCTTTTCAAACCAATACTTATCTTTTCTTTTATTAAAGGATGTTATAGTGGCTCTTGATTTGCCACCATATTTAAAAAAGTCAAATTTAGGATTAGTAAAATGACTTTTCATCGAAAGATATGTTCGATAGGTTTCAAATGGGGTCACTTTCATCAATCTCTTCCACATTATCTAATTCTGTTATAGAGTCAACAGGGACTTCATGACCATTAATACTATACCAATGTTGGTCTACACCTATACTATCTGGACGAACTCCAAGATATTTAAGTTCTGGGAAATTATGTTCTCGCATCATTGCCTGAAGACGATAATGCATTAATTCCGACTGAGTTGGCATTAGATTGGTAACTTTGCTCTTGATGTTTTCTTCATAAAATTAAGATTAATAGCATCATACTTTAATCTTTCTTTCAATGGTTTTGAAATTAATTTAGAAACAGATTCTACCTCAATTTCGTTAGTATCGCAATACTGACAGATAGCATCAATATAATTTAGATTTTGTTCAGCAACAATAGTTTCTATCTCCATGGCAAATTTTTGAGGAGTTAAAAATTTCTTTTCTATTGCTTTTTGCAATTCTTTATTCGGTTCCATAGAGTTCCAATTTATCGTTAACAAATTTTGTAATATATTGTTGGAGCAATCTGATGTACTTTGCTTTGTCGTATTCTTCATAGACTTTACATTCTCCATTTTCACATGCCATAATGATTACAAGTTTTTTGACGGGTATATCCCGCATTTCGTACAACATACATCCGTATGCCATACACTGGACAAAATAGTGTTCAACCCAGTTTCTTGGTTTAGGTTTTTTAGATGTCTTAAAATCTATTATTGCTAGTTCACCATTATATTCTGCAATACAATCGACGGTTCCTGCAACACCTAACTGTTTACTATAGAGAGGTCCTTCCAGGGCATATATATTATTTATCTTATTAAGTTCAGTTTTTGCGATTTTAAATAAGAAATCGGAAATAGGTTGAACTGTAGGAAGATCATCATTTTTTAAGTAATGCTCTGTAAGAGTATGCATATCAGTTCCACGACTTGTTGCCGCTTTAGTGATACGATCTGCCTCTTTATTACCAACTTTTTTACGCCAATTGATAAAAATATCTTTATTAAAGTGACTAGTTACCGAAGTAATAGACACCATTTTAACAAGTTCATCTTCATTAGGGATTTTATAATAACGAACACCATCTATATGTTCTCTTTCTAAAGGAGAAAGATTCAAATCAACATGATCAAACATTAAAGTCCCATTTCAATTTTGGCAGTAAGATATTCTTTGACTAATCCAGAACGAACTAT